TCCACCACGCCAACACAGCGAACCGGCAGGATCGTAGACACAGGCGTAGCGGTCGGGGCCAGCACGGCGTTTGCCGAGTTGCCCGTGTTCACGTTGCCAGTGTTGTTGATCATGCTCAGGTTCGTGCCTACCATCGCCAGAGCGCCAGAGGCAATCGCCGTGGTAGCAGAGCAAACCACAGCCTTGAACACCGTGTCAGGATCGTCAGCAACAACCGCTGCCGCATCGCCAGCCAGCGTAGACGCGGGCCAGTATTGCGAGAAACGCTTCTGCTTCGTCACCGGGTCGGTGTACGAACAACCGAGGAAAATCCCGGTGACTTGGTTGGAACCCGTGCCGGTCGTGACCGAAGCGCGAGTGATGAAACCACGACTGAGCACCACGAATTCACCGTAGAAGATGTCCGTAGCGTAGCCGTACTGAATCGGCAGGGAACGGGTAGAACCCGCAAACACCTGCCCACCGATCAAATTGATCGGCTTTAGCCCGTAGGGGGCGTCTACCGAGGGGTAGGCCATGTGAGACTCCTAAAGTTTAAGCACCGCGTCCGAACGACACCTCAGACTTGCGCTCTCGGAAAAGAGGCATCCGGGGGTCACTCTCGCGCATGTAGTTGTTGTCCACTGACGCCATCTGCCCATCAGCTTGACGCTGATAAAAGGCGTTCCGTTGTTCAGTGAACTCCTTCGGTGTTTTGCAAAGCATGAGCCCGCCGATCTGAATGCTGTCCGGGAAGCGGCCCGCGCCGGTCTCCGCAACATACGTCTCTGGGTGATCACTGGCCTTGACGGGCTCCCAGCCCTCTTGAAGTTTCATGGAAACATTGCGCGGGTCGGCGTTACCAAGGGTACTCACACGAATCCAGCGCATGGCATATCCAGGCTCCTCATTTACATGGGGAAGCACATCAGGAACCATCCACTGCTTAGGTCTTTCGTCCTTAGCGCGGGTTTCCAGTTCACGGGGATTACGTTCAGCCATTTTGTTTCCTCATTTCTTCCGCTACCGCACGGGCGTACTGCTCATTTGTCAGTCCGAGCCGCTTGGCGATTTGAACTTGTGATTGCGTCAGCGTGATCTTTCTGGGCGCTACGCTGCGCGTGGCAGGAGCTACAACGGACTTTTTTACCTGCCTCTCAGAGGGGAACGCATCTGGGAAGATCTGGCGCACCTCTTGATTGATGCGCTGGTAATACTCGTCACTGTTGGTATCTACACCACTTTCTACAAGTTCATTGTGAACTTCCATCGCCACTGCCGTCATCTTTCGGTTGGTCAAAAACCACGGATTGGCTTCTTGCCACGCACGGGCTTTTGGTTCCACCTTGGGCACAACAGGGCTTGGAGTGGTTTGTACCACAGTTTCTTCAGGCTTTGCAACAGGTTTAAAGTTATTGACGCGCTCTGCCTTGATCTTGGCAGCAGTCAATTCTTCCTGGGCCGCTACAAGCGCATCTGAATCACCCGCTTCATATGCCTGCTTGTATTTGACCTTGGCCTGTTCTACCTCATTGGCAACAACTTTCTTGGCTTGCTCCAGCAAAGCCTGCTGCCCCTGGCCCAAACTACCCTGTAGGCGTTTGTTCTCTTCCACAAGAGATTGAGCCAGACGTACCGCTTCTTCCCGCTCACGCAGCGCAGATTCCTTGGCTCGGCGCTCTTCGTGGTAGCCGCGACTAAAGTGTTGAATCCGTTTTTTAACACTGTCGCCATACTTTTCAAGCTCGTCGTCTGTAACCTCTGTCGGAGGTTCTTTCATTGCGGGTCGATTACGATCCTCTTCTGGAGTGTCATCAACAACCTCTATTTCAGCCTCACCTTCAACTTCGATCTGAAGTTCTTCAGGCGCTTCCTTCTTCTCAGTCTTGATCTCGTCTGGAAATTGGAATTCCGTCATGTTCTACTCCTTATGACCGCTTGATGCCGCGTGGATCTTGGACGACTGCCTCAACGCTATCGTCATTAACGATCCGAAATTCCTGCCCGTGGATCTTTAGCCGCGTACCAGAATTGGGACGAACCAGCACAAAGTCACCGACTTTGCACGAAGGCCCACTAGGAAACCGAAGAGGATCTTTGTAGCAGTCTGGTCCCATCTTGGCGACATACAGAACTGGACTCATCACCTCTTCAAAGTGCATGGTCTGCCCTGCTTTGACCAGACCACTTTCGTACTCTTCCTCCGCTTTGGGCAGAACGCAGAGCAAGTGGTAGGTCACGGGATCAGGCACCTGTCGGGCCTTTTCCTCATCAGTTTGCGGCAACACGGTGGTGTTTTGGCCGTCGCTCAGGAGTAGTTCACTCATCTTCAGATTGCTCCATTTTTCGCACGAGGTCGGTGATATAGGAATGCGCAAGTGAAAGACCCCGGATTTCTCCTGCGCAAGATTTGTACTCGGCAAAATCTTTTGCCGCACCTGAGATAAGAGCTTCTGCAATAGCATGGCGGCGCTCTTCCAGTTCTTTGATAACTACGTCAAACGCAGTAGTCATGTTTATTCCTTAGCCTGTGGCTTTTGTTGCCGCATCATCTGCTGCCGAGTTTTGATCGCATCGGACTGCATCTGCTGCCTCATCTTTTGTTGGTGAATCTGTTCCTTCTGTTGAAGTTCCTGCTGCGCCTTCATGGCCTTCAGCCGGGGATCTTCACCTTGACCCTTTTGGGCTTCCAATGCAAGACGTTGCTGCTCAAGTTGCAACTTTCCTTGTGCAATTTGGAAGTCCATCTGGTCGTTCTGTGCCTTGCGCTGCATCTCGGCTTGCTTGAGTTGAAGCTCTGCTTGCTGCATCTGGATCGTTGGGTCTTGAGCCTGCTGCTGCGCTTGCATTTGAGCAGCCATTGCTTGGTTCTGCACCATCGTCCTCTGAGCCGCAGCAGCGATCAGCGGAGCCAAAGCCTTCTCATCTTCAGGAGCAATGGGAGCCTCGTCGTTGGTGTCTAACGTAGGAAGTGGTACACCCAGCGCCATCTCAACCTGCGCCCGGTATGCAAACGCAGCATGTTCTGCAATATGCGCCATAAGTGCGGCCATCATGCCCTGAGCCATTGGGTTTTGGCCCACGGTGGACATAACTTTTGGATCTTGCATGAACGACTGATGCGTCATCAAGTGCGCTTCATGGTCTTGATAAGCAAACGCCTTGATAGGCTTGCCTCTCAAAACATTCATGTTCTCCGTCACCGGATCTTGAGGCTTCTGATCCTCAGGGATTGCGACAAGTTTGTCGGCGTTCTTGATACCCAAAACTTCCAGCATCTGCCGGTGAAGCTGAGGTAGATCATAAATTTGTGGCGCACCTTGGGCCAGTTGCAAAGCCGCTTGGTACTGCATGATCCGCTGCGCCATCGTGGCGGCATTGGGATCACTGACAGGAATGACCTCAACTACATCGTAGTCAGCTTGCTTGACCGACCGATCCCCGCCTTCTGGGGTATAAGGATACTCGCTTGGCAGGAAGTCTCGGATGATTCCTTTAAGGAGTTTGAACTCCATCCGAAGCGAAGCGTGAACCCGCGCTTGGACGGCGCTCATTGTCTTGAGTTGCCGCTCCAAAATTGCCAGCGTGGTCCCCACTGGAGCCTGGGCAGACATATCACTGATCTTCAAATCAGCAATAGCAGCAAGGCGTCGGCCTTCTTCTGTGATGCGTTCAAGCAGCATCGACAAAACTTGGCTCGGTTCTTTATAAGGAAGCGGCATGATGTTGTCACGCACACTCCCCGAAGGAATATCCACATCCCTGAACTCGCCCGGAGCAATAGGAGTGTCGTCTCCCTTGATCCGAAGTCCTCGGGACTTCAAGCCACCCGGCAGATTTGACAGCGTTCCAGCATCCACCAACTGTCGGATGATGGAGGTTCCGGCTCTTGCGTATCCTCCGATGAGGTGGATATAACCGAGACCGTAAGCCCCGAATCCAGGAATGTACGTGTACTGGACGAAGTGCTGTCGCTTGAGTTTCTTTTTGTCGGTCTCTTCCCAGTTCCTGCGGATCGCCAGAACCGTTTGAGTCCCCCGCTCAACCGTGACCACATACGGCAAAGGAACTTCATCTTCGTACCCCGGCATGTCCCAGTCTACGTGGATCTCCAATACCTGATACCGATCATCATCGGTAAGGGTATACCCTTGCTCCTCTGCCTTTTTCTTCTCAATATCAGTAAAAAACCTGACAGGCTCACCCAGTTCTACGTCTCTGTAGAACTCTGCTACCTGTAGTTTCTTGATCTCGTTCTCAGTTTTGCGCATGACATGGGTCACACGCTCTGCTGTATATACGTTTGACGCCCCGTAAGGCATGATCAAATCTTCAGCCGGGACAAACGGGGCCGCAGGCAGTTCCGTACTAGGATTTGGGTAGATCTTCTTGAACGCCGACCCAGAAAGGCCAAGGGAGTACAGCATCCGCTCATGTTCGGACCTGTAATCAATCATCCGCTCGGTCAGCATGTAGTTCATGTCGTCACGAACTCGCTCTGCCGCCTCTTCTTTCAGTCTATCCACCGCCCCAATGATCTGCGTTTTCACCGGGCCTTGAGCCGGGAAGGTCTCAGTGATCATCTCCGACTGAAAACGGATCGCGGCTTCGGTCAGAAGTGGTGAATACACCCCACAAGCCCCATTCCACGGCTCAGTGCGTTCCTCGTACTTCATGCCAAGGACTTCTAGGCCCTTGACAAACATATCTGTCCAGTCTTTGCGACTGTTGATGTCCGCATCTACGAGGGAAATGAGGTCAGAAGCCAGGGTTTGAAGTTCCCCATCGTCCATGTACTCCGCAAGATTTGCGTCGAATGTGTCCGCAGTCTCGGGTTCTGGCATTAGTTCAATCTCAACCCCGTCAATACCAATTTTTACGCTCTCAGGATCTTCAATTTCAATCTCCAGAGCCGGTTCTTCGGTCATAACGCCCATGTCAAGGGGAATCATTTCGGGAGAGAAGTTCGTTGCCATGTCAAATCCTCAGTAAAACGCTACTTTGCGCTTGAAAGACCGCATTTCGTCCTGTTCGTCTGTCTGTAGACGCAAAAAACCACCCTGCCGGAAGCGGATCAACGCTTGTACGGCGCTATCGACGTCATCATCATGGGGTGCGTTCGGGAAAGCGGCCATGTTTTCGATGAGTTCTCTAGCCCACCGGGTGTCTGGAGCCCAGACTTTACCTGATTGGAACAGGTCTGCCACAGAATTGATACGGACAAACTTGTCATTCCCTCTACTTGGGGTGTACTCAGACACCGGAATGCCCATCGCCCGCAGTTCAAAGATTAGCGGAGCACCCGCAGCTTTGGCTTCCACGATGAACGCATCAGGTTCCCACTCTCTATAGTGAGCCAGAGCCTTTTCT